GAGGCCTGGCAGGAGAGCAGCGAGGCGCCGGACTGGCGGCGGCTCTACGACCGCCGCGAGCAATGGGACCCCGGCACCGTTCCGGCGGGTGGCCTGCTGCTCACCGCCGGGGTGGACGTGCAGCGCGACCGCCTCGAGGTCAGCGTCTGGGCCTGGGGGCAGGACCGGCGGTCCTGGCTGGTCGAGCACCGCGTGCTCGTGGGCAATCCCTTCGAGGCGGCGGTCTGGGAGGAGCTGCGCGGTCTGCTCGGCGAGACCTGGCGGCACGCCCCGTCCGGCCAGCGGCTCGGCCTGGCCCTGGCGGCGGTCGACAGCGGCGACGGCATGACCACCGCCGAGGTCTACGCCTTCGTGCGGCGAACCGGCGCCGGCCGCGCCATCGCGGTGAAGGGCCAGGACGGGCTGCGCGCCGCCATCGGCCAGCCCGCCGCCACGGAGGTGCGGCGCCACGGCCGCCGGCTCGGCGGGCTCAAGGTCTGGCCGGTGGGCGCGTCCTTCCTCAAGGGCGAGACCTACGGCTGGCTGAGGCTCGAGCGCCCCACGCGGGAGAGCGGCGAGCCGTTCCCGCCGGGCTACGTGCGCCTGCCGGTGCAGGCCGCGGGCGAGGAGGTCTGCCGCCAGCTCTGCGCCGAGCAGCTGGTGGCGCGGGCGGGGCGGAACGGCTTCTGCCGGCTCGAATGGGTGAAGACGAGGGAGCGCAACGAGGCGCTGGACTGCCGGGTCTACGCCCGCGCCGCGGCCGCCGCGCTCGGGATGGACGGCTGGGGCGAGGGGCGGTGGGCGTGGATGGCGGACGCGTTGGGGCTGCCACCGGCTTCTGCCGCGGCGATGGCTGAGCCCGACACGACAACGACGCCCGGCGCCATCGCGGCAGCGGGTATTGAGCCCGTTCGTCCCCGTGGCTGGCTGGCGCCGCGTGGGCGTTGGCTGCGCTGAGGACGAGGGGGAGGCGCCGGACGGATGTCGGCGCCCTGCGGGCCCTCAGCCGTCCGCGGGGGTGTCGTCGACCAGCGTCCCGATCAGGCGCAGCAGCTCCTGGTGCTCGGGACCGCGGCCGCCGCGGACGAGGAATTCGCGGATCTCGAGCTCGGTCGGCCGCCCTCCCGACGCGGCGTTGGGCTCGTGCCTCACGAACACCCGGCCGGAGCTGGGGTCGCGGACGAGGAACCACCGGTCCCCGTTGGGACTGGCGTAGAGCTGCCTTCCTTGGGCCACGTCCGCTGCTCCTGCGCTGCCTGACCTCCAGGGTACAGCGGTCCCCGACCTGGCCGTAAGCGCATCCGGGTCCGCGAGGCGGCCCGGGCGCCTAGCCGTGCCCGGAAGGAGCATGACCATGGATCCGACCGCCCTCGCCTGGGCGCTGGCGCGGCCGGCCGGTGACCGCTGGCGCGGCCTCGCAGGCGCCTTTGCCAACGGCACCACGCGGGTGACCTTCGACGGGCGCACGGTCGAGTACCGCTCCCTCGATGAGCTCGCGCGCGCGCTCGCCGCCGGCCACGCCGCGGAGAATGCAGCGGCGCCCAGGCCGACGACCACACTCGCGTCCTTTTCGCGGGGCAGCAGCGCATGATGGGCCGACTGCGTGACGCCTGGCGGGTCGTGCGCGGCTACGCCGCCGCGACCGACCTGCGCAGCTCCGCGCGGTGGGCGCCCTCGGGCGGCAGCGCGAACGCCGAGGTCGGCATGGCGGCCGCGACGGTGGCGCGCCGCGCCCGCGACGCGGTGCGCAACGACCCCTACGCCGCGCGCGTCGTCCACCTCTGGACCGGCAACGCGTTCGGCGCCGGCATCACCACCCGCTGGCCCGACGCGCCGCACGCCGACGCCTGGCGCCGCTGGTCCGACAGCACCGCCTGCGACGCCGAGGGCCGGCTCGACCTCTACGGCCTGCAGGCGCTGGTGATGCGCGCCGTGGTCGAGAGCGGCGAGTGCTTCGTCCGCTGCCTGCCCGCGGAGGTGACGCCGGCCAACGCGGTCCGGCTGCGGCTGCAGGTGCTGGAGAGCGACCACCTCGACACCGCCCGCACCGGCCTGGTCGAGGGCCGGCAGACGCTGCAGGGCATCGCCCTCGGCGAGGCCGGCCAGCCGCTCGCCTACTGGCTGCACCGCGTCCACCCCGGCGCATCGTGGTTGATGCCGGGCCGGACTTTGGCCAGCGAGGCGGTCCCCGCGCGCGACGTGCTGCACGTCTACCGCAAGCGCCGGCCCGGCCAGCTGCGCGACGTCTCTTGGCTGGCGCCCGTGCTAACCCGGCTGCGCGACCTCGGCGGCTACGAGGCGGCGCTGCTGATGAAGGCCAAGATCGAGGCCTGCCTCGCCGCCGTCGTCACCGAGGAGGGCGATGAAGCGCTGACCGGCACCGCCTCTGGCCTGCTCAAGGACGCCCAGGGCCGCGCCGTCGAGGCCTTCGAGCCGGGGATGATCCTCTACCGCCGCGGCGCCGGCCCGGTCGAGGTGATGAACCCCTCGGGCGGCGGGTCGCACGCCGCCTTCGCCCGGCGGGCGCTCGAGGCGGCCGCGGTCGGCGCCGGCCTGACCTACGACCAGGTCTCGGGCGACTTGACCCAGGCGAACTACTCCTCGCTGCGGGCGGGCAAGATCGAGTTCCGCCGGCTGTGCGAGCAGGTGCAGTACGGCATGCTGATCCCGATGCTGGTGCGGCCGATCGCCGAGCGCATCCACCTGCAGGGCGCGCTGCTCGGGCTTTGGGACACAGATATGCCGGACGGGGTCAGCCATGTGCCGCCGGCGCACGAGATGATCGACCCGCTGAAGGACACCACGGCCCTGATCGCGCAGGTGCGCGCCGGCTTCGTGCCGCAGCCGGAGGCGGTCGGCGCCTTCGGCTACGACTTCCGCCAGGTCGTGGAGATGATCCGCGCGGCCAACGCGTTGCTCGACGGCGCCGGCCTCGCGCTCGACACCGATCCCCGGCGGGTCGCCAAGTCGGGCGCCGCGCAGGACGCGGCGCAGATCGCCGCCGTCGAGATCGCCGCGACGGGCGCGGCGGCGCCGGTGAGGGATGGCTGATGCAGGCGGTTCGCCGACGTGTGTCGTCTATTCCACGCGAATGCCGCCATCGCGGATCACCCGCGTCCAGCGCGCCCGGTCGCGCTCGATCAGCGCCACGAACTCGGCCGGTGTGCCGGGCTTGGGGTCGACGCCCTGCGCCGTCAGCTTGGCCCGGAACTCGGGTCGGGCGAGGAGGCCCGCGACCTCGCGGTGCAGGCGCGCCACGATCGGCTGCGGCGTGCCGGTCGGCACCGCGATGCCGTACCAGCCAAGCCCCTCGTAGCCTGGCACCCCCGGCCTCCGCGATCGGTGGCACCTCTGGCAGCGCGGAATGGCGCCGCGTTGTGGTGACGGCGATCGGGCGAACCCTGCCGTCCCGGATGTGGGGCAGAGCGGTCGGGATGGTGTCGAACATCATTTGCAGCCGCCCGCCCACGGTGTCGACCATCGCGGGGCCGGTGCCGCGGTAGGGAATGTGCTGGATGTCGATCCCGGCCATCTGCTTCAGCAGTTCCATGAAGAGGTGCTGCGCGCTGCAGGTACCGCCCGAGCCGTAGCTGAGCTGGCCGGGGCGCGATCGTGCCAGGGCTAGAAGTTCCGCGAAGTTGGCCGCCGGCACGGCGGGGTGGACGACGAGCACCGAGGGCACGGTGGCGACGAGCGCGACCGGGGCGGTGTCGCGCGAGGGATCGTAGGTCAGCCGGTAGAGCGCGGGGTTGATCGCGTGCGTCCCGGTGCTGGCCATGAGCAGGGTGTAGCCATCGGGCGCGCTGCGCACCGCGGCCTCGGTGCCGACCGAGCCGCCGGCACCAGTGCGGTTCTCGACCACCACCGACTGGCGCAGCGGCGCGGCGAGCTCCTCGGCCAGCACCCGCGAGAGCAGGTCGGCCGCGCCGCCGGGCGGAAACGGCGAGATGATCCGCACCGTCCGGGTGGGTCAATCCGCGCCTGAGGCAGCCTGGCCGTGCGCCGCGGACGGCACGGCGGTGATCGTCGGCAGGGCCGCCGCGGCCACGAGGGATCGTCGCTCCAGCAGCCTCGCCATCATCGCCTCCGCGGTTCGTGGGTCACCGGGGCCGAGCCTAGCCCGGACGGCGGTAGCGCCGCCAAAACAACAAAGGACCAAGGCATGAGCGAGGACGCGGAACTCGGCGGGGACGCCTCCGCACCGGCCGAAGCGGCAATGGCGGCGGCGGACGACGTCGACGCGCCGCATCCGGTCACCGCGGTGCGCGCCGTGACCACCGAGCCGGTCACTGCGGACCGCGCGGCCCGCACCGTCGAGGTGGTGTGGTCGACCGGCACCCGCGGGCAGAACTACGTCCCCGGCCTCGGCGAGATCCTCGAGGAGCTGGGGTCGGCGCCTGTGAGCGCCTTCGTCGCGGCCATGGCGGTCCTCGTCGCGGATCCGCACCTCGGCACGGAGGCGCTGTACCGACCGGGAGGCGCCGACCCAGCCGTCTCGGTGCGGGTCATCCGCGACCGCTCCACGGCCGAGGCGCAGGGCTTCGGCACGACGCTGCGCGCCGGGGCCGAGCTGCTGCATCTGAGGGTCGCCGACGCACCTGGACTCGCCAAGGGCGACGCCTTCGCGATCGGAGCCGAGGTCCTGATGGTGCAGGGGACGCCGCGGCGTGACGCGCTCGGGCTGATGTGGACCGCGGAGTGCTCACTGACATGGCCTCGCCATTGGAGACCGCGCTCTCAGGGTTGCTGGCCGCGCTCCACGGCATCCCTGGCCCGCGGCCGTGATGCGCAATGCGGACCGGCCTGAGGCGGTGCCCGCGGGCGGCCTGCTGGTCCTGCGGGACGGCGAGCGGCAGGACGAGGAGCACACGCTGTCGCCGCACCGGGTCGCGGTCGAGCACGGCGCCGAGGTCGAGGTATTCGCCAGCGACGAGGGCCTGCGCGATGCTCTCGCTGAGAATGTGCGCGCGGCGGTGTCGGCGGACCGGACCCTTGGTGGAACGGTCGAGCACGCGCGTGTCTCGGCGCGTCAAGACCAACTCGCCGCGTTCGACGGCGCTGAGGCGGTCCGGGCGGCGCTGCTGACGGTGGCGCTCTGCTTCACCGAGGACGGCTGACAGATGCGGGTCACTGCTGCCGTCCCTGTCGAGGCGTTCCGCGCCTTGCCTGAGCGGATCGCGGACGCGCTGCGGCCCGAGACGACGCGCGTGGTGCGGACCGGTGCGCGGGCGCTCGAGACCTCGATCGAGGCCGTCGTCGAGGCCGCGGGGCTCGGGCGCGGCATGGCGCGGACCTGGCAGAGCCGGACCTACCCGGTGGGCCGCGAGGCGCTCACCCCGGCGGCCGTCGTGTGGACGAACTTTCCCACCGTGATGCGCGCCTTCGCCGAGGGGGCGACGATCCGGGCCAGGGGCGGGACCTTCCTGGCCATCCCGACGCCGGAAGCCATCCGCCTGGCCGGCGGGCCGCGCCGCGGCCTGGACGGGCGGTTCCGATCCCAGCGCCTGACGCCGCGAGAGTTCCGCGCCCGTACGGGGGCGACGCTCCGCCTGGTCGAGGGCAGCGGCGTGCGGTTCCTGGTCGCCCGCGGCGCCGGCGGGCGGGGCCTGGAGCGCGGCGTGCGGTTCCGCGGCGCGACACCGCGCGACCGCCGGCGCGGCAGCGAGCGCGAGGTCGTCGCCTTCTGGCTGGTGCGCCAGGCGACGCTCCGCAAGCGCTTCGACATCAACGCGCTGGCCGCCGCCGCCCGCGCCCAGCTGCTCGCCGCCCTGCCTGGCGCGGTCGAGCGCGCGGCCAGCGGCTGGTTTCCGGCAGCGGCTGAACCTCTCCACCTCTCCACGGAGCCCGATGAGCCATGGCGACCGCCCGGGGCGTGAACGCGCGCGCGCTGTTCAAGTACGAGGCCGCCTACGGGGTGAACCCCGGCGGCGCCGGCTGGCTGCTGCTGCCCTTCGTCCCGCCGCTCGGCTACGGCGCGCAGGAGACGCTGCAGGAGGACGACGCGCTCGGCGTGCTGCTGACCTCCCGAGATTCCGGCGATCCGTTTTCGGATACGATCGACGTCGCCGAGACCTTCAGCCCGCCGGTCGACACCGTGCTGTTCGGGCACTGGCTCAAGCTGCTGTTCGGCCCGCCCGAGACCACCGAGCCGGTGGAGGACTCGGGCGACTTCCAGCACGTCTTCCGGTCGGGCTCGGCCGACACCCTGCCGAGCGCCGCGCTCGAGGTGAACCTCTCCGACCTGGGCCAGCGCTGGCTGCACCTCGGCCTGAAGGCCAACACGCTGCAGCTCGAGGCGGCGCCGACCGGCCGCCCGCGCGCCTCGGTCGGCTGGATCGCCAGGACCGCGACCCGCTCCGGCGCGACGGTGGACGCGAGCCCGGTGGCGCCGACCGGCTTCCGCCGCTTCCACAACTTCGAGGCGGCGCTCCGGCGCAACGGCACCGCCCTGGCCCGGGTCGAGGCGTTCACCCTGAACTACAGCAACGGCATGGAGGCGGACCGCTCCATCGGCTCGGGCGCGGGCATCGAGGAGGCGGTGGAGGGCAGGGGCACCAACGGCGGCAGCATGACGGTCCGGCTCGGCGACACCACGCTGCTGGCGGACTCCGAGGGCGGCGCGCCGATCGAGCTCGAGGCGAGGTGGACCGTCTCGCCCACGCTGTCGCTGGCGCTGCTGCTGCCGCGGGTGTTCCTGCCGCGGCAGCGCGCGACCGTCCAGGGTCCCAACGGGATCCGCACGACATTCAACTTCCAGACCTCGGCGGAGAACGCGCAGAACGCGCACGTCGTCGCGACGCTGCGCAACCAGCAGGCGGCGTACTGACATGCTGCGCCTCGACCTGCCGACCGAGCCGCGCTGGCTCGACCTCCCGCTCGGCGTGCGCGTCAGGGTCAAGCCGCTGACGACGGCGCTGGAGATCGCGGCCGACAACGTGGCGGGACGCCTGGTCGCCGAGCGCCGGGCGGCGCGTGGGAGCGCTTCGGTGCCTGCGCCGGACGAGGCACCGGACGACACCGTCGCCGGGATCGAGCCTCTGTCCCCGCCGGCGGAGGGCAGGCCGAGCGCCGACGCGGCCCTGCTCGAGGCCGACCTCGAGTTCGGCGCGCGGGTCGAGGCCAAGGTCATCGCCCTCGGCCAGGTGCTCATCCTCGAGTGGGAGGGGGTGGGCAACGCTGCTGGCACCGCTCTGGCCGACGTCACGCCGGAGACCATCGCGCAGCTGCTGCGGATCGACCGGATCGGCCAGGCCTTCCTCGGCGCCGTGCGGCGGCCGCTGGAGGCGCTCTACGCCGAGGGAAACGGCTTCGGCGCCTCGCCGCTTGGCGCTTCGGCGGGGGCGCCGAGTACTGCGACGGGTGCCGAGCCACACAACACGGACGCAGCTGCGCCAACTGCCCTTACGGGCTGAGCGCACCGCTGACGGCGGACGGCGCCGCCGCCTGGCTCGCCGGGCGGTCCTGCCTGTCGGTCAGCCTGGGCGTGGGCGCCGCCGACCTCCGCCTCGACATGGGCGCGGGGCTCGCCGTCGCCGCGCGGCGGTCCAGGGCTGCGACCCGACTGCGGCACCGGCGCTGCTCCGGGCGATCCAGGACGGGCTGCTGACGGCCATGGCGAAGCGCCGGCGCGAGGCACAGGGAGGCGCCGATGGCTGAACGCGGCGGCGGCTTCTCGGTCCGGCTCGGGTTGGAGGGCGGTCCGGCCTTCGAGTCCGAGCTCAGGCGCATCGCCGACGCGGGGGTCGCGGCCCTCTCGCGCATTGGCCGGCAGGCCGACCGGGACACCGCAGGCCTCGCCAAGCTCCGCGCCGAGATGGACCGCCTGGCGGCCCAGGCGCGGGTCAACGCCTTCGCGGGCGTGCGGGACCCTCTTGGCGGCGAGGACTACCGCCGCCGCGCCGCCGACATCGCCGCCTACGGCCGCGCCCTCGACGATGCCCGGGCCAAGTACAGCCCGCTGTTCCGGGCGCAGCGGCAGTACCTCGACGCGCTCCGCGAGATCGCCCAGTTCGAGCGGGCGGGTGCGCTGTCGACCGCGGAGGCCTCCGCCCCCCGCGCCCGCACCAAGGACGACTTCGCCGCTCAGGTGCGCCATCTGCGCGGGCTCAAGGAGGCCGGTGCCGAGGCGGCCGGTGGCGTGCGGCTCGCGGGCTACCAGGTCGCCAATCTGGTGGCCCAGCTGCAGGACGCGGGTGTCCAGCTGGCCGGCGGGCAGAACCCGCTCCTGATCCTGGTCCAGCAGGGTCCTCTCAGGCCACCGCCGCCGTGGGCGGCACAGCCAACGCGCTCCGGCTGCTCGCGGCCCAGATTACCCCGACCCGCCTCGCCATGGCTGCCCTGGCGGGCGTGACCGCGCTCTCGCTCGGCGTCATGGAGACGCAGGAGCGCCGGGTCGGGCAGCTGCGGCTGCAGCTGCGTGGCTATCAGGCCGACTACGCCCAGCTCGCCCGGCAGGTGGAAGCCGACGCTCGGCGGACGGCGCTGTCGGAGCCGTTCTTCGGCTCGGCCGACACCCGCCAGATCCGTGGCCGGCTGGCGGCCATTCTCCCGGTCGAGCAACTCGGGCAGCTCGACGACTTGCAGCGGCTGGTGCTCGACCTCTCCCGCACCCTGGATAGCGACCTGGACGGCGCGCTGAAGCGGGTCGAGCAGGCGCTGCGCCGGCCGGCCGAGCTGGTGCGCGAGCTCGCGGACGAGCGCATCCGCGGCTTCGACGAGGCGCTGCGGCGCAATGTCGAGCTGCTGGAGCTGGAGGGCCGCACCGCCGAGGCCGCCGCGCTGGTGCTCGATCGGCTGCGGGCGACCTTCGGCGGGGCGCGGGAGGAGGGCACGGCGTTCCAGCGGGCGATGGCCGAGGCCGGCAAGGCGGTGCGGTCGCTCTGGGAGGAGGTCAAGCCCGGCATCGAGGCCGGCGGCACGGCCCTGCTCGGCTGGTTCACGGCTTCGATCGGCAAGGCGCAGGAATTCCGCGCCGCCATGGGCACCCTGTCGCTCGGCGAGCGGCTGACTGCCCTGGCCGGCGTCCTGCCGGGCGGCACCCCGGCGACCACGGCGCTGCTGTTCCGCGAGGGACAGCGGCGCGGCGGCCAGGGCGATGCCGCGACCATGCCGGGCGTGCCGCCCCCCACCGGCGAGCGCGGCGCCCGGGCCCGGCAGGCCTTCGACTTCTTCGTGGCGCAGGGCTGGTCGCCCGCGCAGGCGGCCGGGATCGTCGCCAACCTCGACGCCGAGAGCGGCTTGCACCACGACGCGGCCGGCGACAGCGGCCGCGCCTTCGGGCTGGCGCAGTGGCACCCCGACCGGCAGGCGGCGTTCGCCCGCTTCGCCGAGCGCGGCATCCGCGGCGCGAGCTTCGAGCAGCAGCTCGCCTTCGTCCACCACGAGCTCACCGCCGGGCCCGAACGCGCCGCCGGCGAGCGGCTGCGCGGCGCCGCCTCGGCGGCCGAGGCCGGCGCGATCGTCTCGCGCTTCTACGAGCGGCCGGCGGCGGGGGAGTTCGCCGCGCGGGGCCGCGCCCAGCTCGCGGAAGGCTTCGCCCGGCGCTTCGCGGCGGCGGAGCCCATGGCGGCGGCCCCCGGCGCGCAACTGCCGGGCCAGGCGGCCGCCGCGGCGGCCGCGCAGGCCGGCGGCATCGGCTCCGATGCGGCGCGCACGGGTCCCGTCGCCGCCGCGTCGCGCTTCGTCGACGACGCGCTGCGCGACGCGCACGCCGCCCGCCCGCTGCCGGTGCAGGCCGAGGACCTGGAGGCGCAGGTCCGCCGCTTCGAGCGCGCCCGCGGCGCGGTCGCCGCGGGCTCGGAGGCCTACCGCGTCTTCACCGCGCGGATCGAGCAGCTCCGCGCCGCCCAGGCCGGGCTCGAGCAGCCGATCGCGCGCACCATCCGCGGCCTGCGCGAGAGCCGCGAGGCGGCCGAGGCCGACGAGGGGGCGACCCGCGAGCTGGTGCAGGCCCGCCAGCAGCTCCGCGAGGTCGCCCGCCAGCAGGGGCGCGAACTCCGGCCTGGCGAGGAAGCCCAGGCCGAGGCCGAGGTCCTCGCCCGACTGGCGGCCGAGCGCCGCGACCAGGTCGACCTGCTCGACCGTCAGATCGGCGCCGAGCAGCGCATCGCCGACACCTGGCGGACCGGCGCCGCCGCTGCGCAAGAGGTCGAGGCGCGCGAGCGCGCCCGCGAAGAGGTCCGGGCGACGACGCTGCGCGGCACGCCGGAAGAGGCGCGGGCGGTCGAAGAGCTGACGCAGCGGTATCTGGCGCTGTCGTAGGCGCAGGCGCAGCGGGCCCTGGGGCCGCAGTTGCAGGCGCAGCGCGACCGCCTCGCGCTGCTCCGTGCCGAGCAGCGCCTCATCGGCGCCGATCCCGCGGCCATGCGGCAGGGGCTCGAGGACCTCGCCGGGATGGCGGAGCGGCAGCGCCTCGAGGCGCAGAGCCCGGGGCTCTCCGACACTGCGGCCGGGCGCGAGGCGATCGCGAACGCGCGCACCATCGCCCGCGGCGACGAAGAGACGCGCCGGATCAAGGAACAGGAAGCCATCGGCCGGGAGGTCGGGAGCGCGTTCTTCGACGCCGTCCGGGGCGGCCTGCTCGACGGGAAGAGCTGGAAAGAGGTCCGGCAGGGGCTCGCGGCACAGGTCGGGCAGATCGCCTCGCGCGAGCTGCTCGAGAAGCCGTTGCAGCAGCTCTTCGGGCAGCTCTTCGCCTCCGCCTTCGGGACCGGCTCCGCCGGCGGCGGCTCGGGCGCCGGATGGTTCGCGGGCCTGGCGTCGTCGGTCGGGGGCTGGTTCGGGGGCGGTGGCGGGGCGGACGCCCTCCCCGCGGTCACCGCGGTCGTCCATGACGGCGGCGTCGTCTCCCGCTCCGCCTGGGGCGGCGCGAGCCGCTCGGTCCCGTCCTCCGTCTTCGGCGAGGCGCCGCGCTACCACGGCGGCGGCCGCGCCGGCATGCCGCCGTGGATCGGGCCGCGCGAGCTGCCGGCGATCCTCGAGGAAGGCGAGCTGGTCCTCAACCGGCGGCAGCAGGCGGCCGTCCGCGAGCGCCTCGCCGGCGGCGGCGGGCGGACCGTCGTGATGCCGGTGCATCAGACCATCGTGGCGCCGTCGCCGGGCCATTACCGCGCCGCCCAAGCGACCATCGGCGCCGGGCTGCATCGCCAGATGCAGCGCCTCGCGCGGCACGTCTGAGGGACCCATCGCATCATGTCGTTCTTCGACGTCCGGTTCCCGGACCGCATCGCGCGCGGCGCGCAGGGCGGGCCGGGCTTCTTGACGACGGCCGTCGAGACCGTCGCCGGATGGGAAACGCGCCTCGAGAATTGGTCGGAGGCGCGCTGCCGCTACAACGTGGTGTCGGGCCTGAAGCGCCGCGCCGACCTCGAGGACCTCATCGCGTTCTTCCGCATCGTGCGCGGCAAGCAGCGCGGCTTTCGGTTCAAGGATTGGACCGACTTTCAGGCGACGGAGGTGGCGCTCGGCGCGGGCAATGGCGTCCGGACGACCTGGCAGCTCGCGAAAACCTACAGCTACGGCGGCGGGACCTCGACGCGCTACCTCACGCGGCCGGTCTCCGGGAGCGTGACCGTCTTCGAGGATGGCGTCGCGCAAAGCTCCGGCGTCTCGGTCGACCTCGCGACCGGCGTCCTCACGTTCACGGCCGCGCCGGCGAACGGCGTCGTCGTCGCCGCGACCTGCGAATTCGACGTGCCGTGCCGCTTCGACGTGGACGGCCTGGAGGGTCTCACCCTTGAGGCGCTGCATCTTGGTCGCTGGTCCGAGATCGCCGTCGTCGAGCTGCGCGAGCCGACGCCACGGGTGTGAGGTGTCGGTGGCGGCAATGCGGCCGGCATGCCGGGCCAGGCCGTGGCCAACGCCGACACGAACCGCGTGACCTCGTCGGCAACGTCGTCGTCGTGGCCGAGCCAAATATGGCCGCCGCTGGGGTACGTCACGAGCCGCGCCCGGGGCACCGCGGCGGCGATGCCGCGCGCCGTCGACGCGGTCCCAAAGCGGTCGTCCTCCACCGAGACGACCAGCGTCGGGACGCTGATCCGGCCGAAATCGACGCGCGTCGGATTGCCCGCGAGCCGGGCGTCGTTGAGCAGGCCACGCCGCCGTGCGCGGATCGGCATCAGACCCTCGAGGATCGCGTGGGCACGGCGACGCTCGGACGGCGGCACCTGAGCGAGCAGCCGCGGGTCGGTGGCGAGCAGCGTGCCGATCAGCAGGTCCGGCACCGCCTTCAGCGCCGCCCAGAACAGCAGGTCGGAGGCCAGCACCCGCTCGACGACAAACCGCAGCAGAGCCCCCATCTCGACCGGGTCGCGCCCGCGCACATTGCTGCCGGCACCAGGAGGACGAGGCCGGAGCAGCGGTCCGGATGGCGCAGCGCGAGTTGTACCGCCGCGAGCGCGCCGGCCGAGCCGCCACCCACCACCAGCCGGTCGACCCCCAGGTGATCCAGGAGCTCGACCAGCGCGTCGGCCTGGTTCTCCGAGGAGGGATCGGCAGGGAAGTCGCTGCGGAGGTAGCCGAAGCGCGACGGGGCGATCACCCCGAGCCCGCGCGCGAGGAGGCCGGCCGAGAAGGCGAGGCCCTGGTCGAACCCGCCGCCGGCGCCATGGATCATCATCAGCGCGGACCGGCCCCGGCCCGCGACGGCGTATTCAAGGTCGCCGAAGCGGGTGCGGATGACCGCGCTCCGGCCGGACACTCGGCGCTCCGCCGCGGCGAGTGCCGTGGAGAAGGACACTGCGGCGTAGGCCGCCGCGCCGAGCACCCCCGCGGCGCCGAGGGCGGCCATGGCCACGCGCCTGCGCCGCGGCCGCGATGACCAGGACCGTGGCGCATCCTGCTCGGGAGGCGTTTCCACCGGCACGGCCGCACCATACCCGCCTGTGCGCCGTAGTCGCCAACTGCCGCCCATACCCGTCCGCCCTCCGGCGCCCCACGAGACGGGGACAACGCTGCGGCGACCGCTTGGTGCGCTGTGCAGGCGGTTCCCGCCCCGGTACCGGCGCGGCACACGCCGGTAAGGATCTGGAGACGACATGCCGCGCACCATCCCGCCCGCGCTCGCCGCGCGGCTCGCCGGCGAGACGCTCTCGCTCGCCCGCTGCTTCCGCCTCGTCCGCAAGGACGGCGCGGTGGTCTGCCTCACCACGCACGACCGCAAC